GTTCTATTATAGGTAGATCAATGACTAGTGACGGTGATATGAATCCAGGTAAAGTACCTATTCAAGAAATACAATCAGGATCTGGCGGTGGTAAATTACAAAGTTTGATACAAACTTACAACTACTACTTGCAAATGATAAGAGATGTAACCGGTTTAAATGAAGCTAGAGATGGTAGTATGCCAGATGCTAAAACATTAGTTGGTGTACAAAAATTAGCTGCTGCAAATAGTAATACAGCAACAAGACATATATTACAAGCTGGTTTGTTTTTAACTTCTGAGTTAGCTGAGTGTTTATCATTAAGAATATCTGATATTATAGAGTACTCACCAACTAAAGAAGCTTTTATTCAAAAATTAGGTAGACACAATGTTGCTACTTTAACTGAAATGGGTAATTTACATTTATATGATTTTGGTATATTCATAGAGCTAACACCTGATGAAGAAGAAAAAGCAATGTTAGAAAATAACATACAACAAGCTTTACAACAGTCTGGTATAAATCTTGAAGATGCAATTGATATAAGAGATATTAAAAATATTAAATTAGCTAATCAATTACTAAAGCTTAAAAGAAAAAAGAAAGCTGAACAAGATCAAATGATTCAGCAACAAAATATACAAGCTCAAGCTCAAGCTAATGGTCAAGCTCAACAAATGGCTGCGCAAGCTGAGGTACAAAAAAACCAAGCTATTACTCAAAATCAATTGCAGTTAGAGCAAGGTAAAGCTGAATTAGATTTACAAAAGCTACAAGCTGAAGCTCAAATGAAAAAAGAACTTATGAATCATGAGTTTCAATTAAACATGCAGTTAAAGAAAATGGAAGCTGATACGTTTAAAGCTAGAGAAGATAATAAAGAAAATCGCAAGGACGAAAGAACAAAAATTCAAGCGACTCAACAATCTGAATTAATAGATCAAAGAAATAATGCAAAACCACCTAAAAACTTTGAATCTTCAGGTAATGATATATTAGGTGGTGGTATGGGTTTAAACCAATTTGACCCAAGATAAATTTTTAAATAATTATATAATATTTTATTATGGCTAGAAAAAAGAAAGCCGAAGTAGTTGAAGAAATTACTGAAGCTAAAACACAGCCTGTTGTAGATCAGCAGGAGGTAAAAGAAGAAAAACCCGTTAACGAAATAAAAGATGACGGTACTATTAAAGTTAATTTAGATAAATATACTAAAAAGCAAGAAGAATCAAAAGATATTGCTAAAGTAGATTTTTCTAAACAAGAACCTAAAGAAGAACCTAAAGAAGAACCTAAGGAAGAACCTGTTAAAGAGGTTGTTGAAGAGGTTAAAGAAGAGGTCGTTGAAGAAACCCCAGTTGTTGAAGAAATAACTGAAATAGAGGTTGAAGAAAAAGTTGAAGAAGTTCAAGAAGCAGTTGAAGAAGCTGTTGCTGAAGCTCAAGAGACCGGAGAACCACTACCAGAGAATATAAAAAAGGTAGTTGAGTTTATGAATGAAACAGGCGGTACACTAAATGATTATGTAAAATTAAATCAAGAGTATGATAATCTAAGTGATCACGAACTGCTACATGAGTTCTTTAAACAAACAAAACCTCATCTAACAGATGATGAAAGGGTATTCGTTATGGAAGATTTATATTCTTTTGACGAAGAAATTGACGACCCAAAAGATATTAAAAGAAAAAAACTGGCATTAAAAGAGCAAGTTGCGAATGCCAAAAGCCACTTAGACGGCTTAAAGTCTAAATATTATGCTGAAGTCAAAGCTGGAAACAGGTTAGCGCCTGAACAAAAGAAAGCTGTAGACTTCTTTAATCGATACAATGAAGAAGCTAAGATTACTGAGAAAAATAAGTCAATCTTCAATAAGAAGACAAATGACGTTTTCACTAATGAATTCAAAGGTTTTGAATATAAGGTTGGTGAAAAAAGATTTAGACTTAATATCAAAGAGGCGGATAAGGTTAAAGAAACTCAATCGGACATTGGAAATTTTGTCAATAAGTTTACTGACAGTCAAACTTTTGCAATGAAAGATGCTAAGGGTTATCACAAATCATTATTCACCGCAATGAATCCAGATCTTGTAGCTAATCACTTCTATCAACAAGGCAAGGCAGATGCCATCAAGGATAGTATGGCTAAAGCAAAAAATGTTGATATGTCACCTAATCAAACGCATGGAAATGTTATTCAATCTGGTGGTATGAAAGTTAGAGCTGTTAGTGGAAATTCATCTAACGACTTCAAAGTAAAGATCGGCCGAAATGCCAATAAAATAAGTTAAACTTTCATTAATAATTTAAAATTTAAAAATTATGGCTTTTATTAACCCCGCTCAAGGCGCTGAATTACAGCACTTGACACCTCGTCCAACCCAATCACTTTGGGGAGACAACTATTTGAGCTTCGACTCTGCATCAGGTGGTGGTACATTCGCACAACAATTTTTACCAGAAATTTATGAAAAAGAAGTAGAAAGATACGGAAAAAGAACTGTATCTGGCTTCTTAAAAATGGTAGGAGCTGAAATGCCTCTTGCTTCTGATCAAGTTATTTGGTCTGAACAAGGAAGATTACACATCGCATATGATTCATTACAGTCAGGAGCTAACACTGTACAAATAGCTGACGCTGGAGTTAACACAATTACGTTACCTGCTGGTCACTTAGTACAAGCATTCGATACAATTATCATTGTAAACAACGAATCTGCTAGATCAGGAAACACTTTAAAGTGTAGAGTTGGTGCTATCAACGGAGCTTCTGTTGGTGGTCAAGCTGCTCCTTCTAGTGGTTTAGTTGCTTTACCTTATACTCAAGCTAACATCGGAGACACTCTTTTCCAAGATGGTGACGATATTAAAGTATTCGTATATGGTAATGAATATCCAAAAGGTTCTTCAGGAATCGTTGGTAGTATCGACGCTAGCTTTACTCAGTTTAGCAACAGACCAATCATCTTAAGAGACAGATACCAAGTTAATGGTTCTGACACTGCACAGATCGGTTGGGTTGAAGTTACTTCTGAGAACGGTGCTTCTGGATACTTATGGTATTTAAAATCTGAGCATGAAGCTAGATTAAGATTTGAAGACTACTTAGAAATGTCTATGATAGAAGCAGAACAAGTTGCTTCTTCATCTACTATATCTGGAGTACAAGGTTCTGAAGGTCTTTTTGCAGCTATCAACTCAAGAGGATTAGTATTTACTGGAACTGATTTTGACGTACAACTTAACTATGCTGCTGCTGATGGTGGTGCTGGTTCTGCTAGTTCATACGTTGCACAATCTGGTTTAAGTGAATTTGATTCAATTCTTCAAGAATTAGACAAGCAAGGTGCTATTGAAGAGAACATGATGTTCTTAGATAGAAACACTTCTTTAGAAATTGATAATATGCTAGCGTCTGTAAACGCTCACGTTGCTGGTGGTGCTTCTTATGGAGTATTCAACAACGCGGAAGATATGGCATTAAATTTAGGTTTCTCTGGTTTCAGAAGAGGTTCTTATGACTTCTACAAATCTGACTGGAAATACTTAAATGATTCAACTACTAGAGGAAACTTAGTTGATATTCAAGGAATGTTAGTACCTGCTGGTACATCTACTGTATACGATCAGTCTATGGGTAAAAATATCTCTAGACCTTTCTTACACGTTAGATACAGATCTTCTGAAGCTGATGACAGAAAAATGAAATCTTGGATCACTGGATCTGTAGGTGGAAATTACACGTCAGATGCTGATGAAATGGTAGTTAACTTTTTATCAGAAAGATGTTTATGCGTTCAAGCAGCAAACAACTTTGTATTATTCAAAGCTTAATTACTGATTACTATTATTGTAATGGTTACCCTCGTAAAAATTACGGGGGTAATTGTTACTCTTATTTTTTAAACTTTTTAATTATATTATATTATGAACAAATTCAAAGACAAGTTGTATGAATTGCAAGGCAATAATACACCTATTATAAATAAAATACCATCTAGACATACTAGAAAAAACCCTTTACTTTATTTTGACGAAGAAAAAGGGCACAATAGAGAATTAAGATATGCTACTAATCAAAAATCACCATTTGTTGATGAACAAAGAGGAGTAGCAACTTTAGGACATATTGCTTTTAGAAATGGTAAATTACACGTAGAAGGCAAACTACAAAACTTAATAAAATTCTTAGATCTTCACCCGTTAAACGGTAAGTTATTTAAAGAATATAATAAAGTTGAAATAGCTGAAGATCAATTAGATTATTTAGAATTCCAAGTTGATTCGATGAAATACGCTAAAGATATGGAGATAGAACAAGCAGAGGCTATTCTAAGAGTTGAAGTTGGTAGTGAAGTAAGTAAAATGACTACTAAAGAAATAAGAAGAGATCTTATTGTTATGGCTCAAAGAAATCCTAAGCTATTCTTAGATTTAGTAAAAGATGATAATATCATGCTAAGAAACCTAGGTATTAAAGCTACAGAAGCTAAAATAATAGCACTAAGTGAAGATCAAAGGGTATTTAAATGGGCATCAAACGGTAGAAAACTATTTGAAGTTCCACATGAAGAGCATCCTTACTCAGCATTAGCTGCATGGTTTAAAACCGATGAAGGTATGGAAGTCTTAAAAACAATTGAAAAAAGATTAAATTAATAATCACTTTATAGGGTAGTCATCTCTATGAGGTGGCTACTACTATAAATTAATAAAAATATGGTAAATATAAATACAGTATACCAAAGGGTGTTAACCATTGCTAATAAAGAGCAAAGAGGATACATAACTCCAGCGGAGTTTAATGTACTTGCTAATCAAGCTCAGATGGATATATTTGAGCAATATTTCTACGATCTTAATCAGTTTGATAGAATAGGAAGCATAAATGAAACAATTTATTCAGACACTGTAGATATTTTACAAGAAAAAATAGATCACTTTGAGAAATTCAGAGCTGATGTAACTATGGCATCAGGAGGTGTAGGTACACTTCCAGACTACTATAGAATGGGTGCGTTATATTATTTAAAAGATGGTAATTATCGTGAAATAGAAAATGTATCACAAAATCAATTACACTTATATATAAACTCTCCACTAACAGCACCAACAGCAACAAGACCCGTATACGTAAGAACCTCTGGTAATACTCAAATATTACGAGAAAGAAGTATACAAGTTTATCCTACAAGTATAACATCAGCGGTTACATGTAACTATATAGCTAGACCCGCTACTGCAAGATGGGGATTTACAATTGTTAACGACAAAGCGTTATACAATGCAAACTCTACTTACACAACTCATTTTGAATTACACGAATCTGAAGAAACAGATTTAGTAGTTAAAATATTAGCTTTAGCTGGTATTGTAATTAAAGATCAGTTAGTAGCTGCTTATGGAGCTCAAGAAGATGCTAAAAACGAACAATCAGAAAAAAGATAAGATATGCCATTATTTGAAGGAACACAACAGCAATATTACGACAATAGTCAGAGTTTCACTGGTGATGGATCAACTACGACTTTCACCTTAACTTTTGATCCTTTACCAGCTAACGAAACACAACTAAAAGTTTTTATAGCTGGATCTCAGGTTCTAGCTACAACATATTCTTTAAATTCATTAACTGGTGTTTTAACTTTTACAAGCGCACCCGCTGCTAATACTGTAATTGTAGTTGAACAAGTTAACGTGCCTGAACAATTAGGCAATTATCAGTATGTTGGTATAAACAACCTGATAAGTAACTTTCAAATAAATTACGTGGGTGAAGGTAAAATAATAAATAAATTAAAAGTACCTGATCTTTCTTTTCATATACAAAGAGCAATAGCTGAACTAAGTTATGATACTTTAAGATCAGAAAAATCTCAAGAAATAGAAATACCACCATCATTAAAAATGATGTTACCTCATGATTATGTTAACTA